CTGCTGCGCGAGTACGACGCCCGCACGGACTACGCCGCCAAGTGGGAGCGCTTCGCCGACGAGCTGGAGGCCAAGGCGAAGTCGCTCGGCCTGCTCAAGGGGGGTGCGTAGGTGGCCCGCCGCAAGCCTCTCACCCCCGACGCCCCCGCGGCGCTGGCAGCCGCCAAGGCGGCCGAGCGCCAGCGCAGGCTCGATGAGTTCGCGCGCGCTGTTCTGACCGCCGGGATCGACCGCGCCATCGCCGCCAAAAACCCGCACGATTCAATCGCGCGCCACGCCTACGCCATCGCCGAGGCCATGCTCGCCGAGTCCGACCGCCGCGCCGCCGCTGGCGAGGGGGTGAAGCCGTGAGCGTCTACGTCGTCCTGATGTACCCGCCCCATGGCGCGCCGCGAGTAGCGGTCATGCCCGATGCCCCTGCGGGCATGGAATGGCCCATGAGAACATTTCCCACAGAGGCCGAGGCGGCGCTGGCCCTAGAGGACGCGCTGCGCAAGGACCCGGAGATGCGCGCTTGGCGCGACGGACACATCCAGAGGGTGCAGCCGTGACCCACATCCCGCCGCCGACCGAGGAGCAGCTCGCCATCGTCGAGCGCCTCGGCGCCTCCTACTCCATGAACGGCTCGGCGCGCGACGCCCTGGCCGCCGTCCTGGCCTACGCCCGCCTCGGCATGGGGGCCGCGCGCACCATGGCTGCCTTCGCAGCAAAGGCCCAGGCGCATCCGCGCGCCTACCTCTGGCCGCCGGCCAACCCCGAGCTTAAAGCCATCAAGGCGGCTGCTGATTCCCTCGGCCTCCTCCCGCCCACCACGAAGGGCATGAACCACGCAAGCGACTGCCCCGGCGCCAAGTGGACTCACTCCGGCGCCGGCTACAACCGCGTGCGCGTGTGCGAGTGCGGTGCCGAGGACCACGCGCCGGAGGTGCCCAAGTGAAGACCGCCAAGGAGATCCTGGAGGGGGCGCTGCGCTTCTACGAGGAGGGTGGGGAGTGGATCCGCGTGCAGAAGTTCAAGTACTCCGAAGGCGACGATGATCGCATCGTGGGCGCATGCCTCTTCGGGGCGCTAGACATAGCGTCCGACAATGGGCCTTCGCGCTCGGTGGCTCATCACGCGCTGTTGAATCGCGCTGGCGGCTCCAGCTGTCCTCTCAGCGTGTGGAACGACGCCCAGACCTCCGTCGAGCCCGTCCTGGCCGTGCTGCGCGCCGCCATCGCGGACCTGGAGAAGCAGGAGGGGAGCAAGTGAGCCCGCGAGAGATGAGCTACATCGGCTGCCCTGATTGCGCCACGGAAATGTTCATCGAGGCCCCCGGCCCCGACGAGACGCTGTGCTGTCCCGTGGACGAGTGCAACGCCCGCTGGCGTATCTGCGAGCGGTGCGAGGAACTGAAACCCGAGACCGAAGTGCGGCGCCGGGTGTGCCGGGAGTGCGGGAGCGAATGAAGTTCAAGATCCTGCCGCCGCAGCCTACCGAGCCGGAGCCGGAGGTCACGGCCGAGTTGCGCGAGAACGAAGAAGGCGATCTTTGCCTTGCCCTCAATGGGCAACACGCCTGCATCCTCGACGAGGTGTGCCACAACGTGCGCGACCTGCTAAGTGCCAGCGTCAGGGGCATCCCGATGAGAGGCGAGGCCGGCAATTGACCTGGCTCCTCGTCCTCGCCTCGTGCTGGCTCCTCGCTAGCTTCGCTCTGGCTGCCGCGTGGGCGGCGATCGGGCTGGAGCTGACTCATCGACATCGGCCGGGGCGCAGAGTCGCGCGCCGGCACATCACCAACCGAAAGAACCAACATGGGCAAGACCAAGGCAAAGAGTAAGCTCCGTCCCGTCATCGTCACGACCGTCCACCGAGGCGTCTTCTTCGGCTACGCGGACAAGACGAGCGGCGAGACGATCAAGCTCTCCCGCGCGCGCCTGTGCGTCCACTGGCCGTCCGCCAACAAGGGCTTCATGGGCCTCGCGGCGGACGGGCCTAAGTCGGGCGCTCGCGTCGGACCGCCGGCCGACATCGAGCTTCGCAACGTAACGGCCGTCATGGAGGTCACGCCGGAGGCCGTGAAGCTCTGGGAGGCGGCGCCGTGGAGCTGACACAGGCGCTAATCGACAAGGCCAAGGCTGCCGGCGCGTGCGCCATCCGCTACGCCGCCGGGACGCCAATTGAGTCCATCTCGGCCGGCGATCTACGATGGCTAGAGGACAAGCTGCCGGATGAGGCAAAGCGCATGGCCCTCGCCCTGTCCAGGGCGGCCGGACTGCGCGGAACGCTGCCGGTGTCTTTCTTCTCAATGTCCGGAGACGGCTACGGCTACGGCTACGGCGACGGCTACGGCGACGGCTACGGCTACGGCTACGGCGACGGCTACGGCGACGGCGACGGCTACGGCTACGGCTGCGGCGACGGCTACGGCTACGGCTCCGGCTACGGCGACGGCTACGGCTCGACGGCCGACATCGTTCCCGCCGAGAGATGATCCTCGGCCGCACAGAGCGCGCCGTGTTCGCCGCGCTTGAACACCCGCGGATGCTATCGCAGCTCATGGAGGCGACCGGCCTCGCGCGCTGGACGGTGGATGTGGCGCTGCGTCAGCTTGAGCGGAAGAAGCTCGCTCGCCGCGAGAACGTCAGCACACACGGCCGGCTCTACCTATGGTCGCGCGCGGTTCTCTGGAACCGCATTGCCAACACCGTGCCGGCAACGGCCGCGAGTTCGCTTGCTCGCGGTGCGCTCACGAAGTGCAAGCGAGGTCACGAGTTCCCTGAGGAGCGCTCGGGGTCGGTCAGGCAACGGCGCTGTCGCGTCTGCCTGGCTGCCGCAAAGCGCGCATATCGAGCGCGGCTGAAAGCCGCCAAGGAGTCGCAATGCCTGACGAAGCCGAGTTGTTCAGAGACCACAACTTCGAAGCCGTAAAGGCGGCAGCCGCACAGCTATCATCCGAGCGTGCCGTAGCGCCGCCATCCGCCATCCACCCCATGCTCGCCCTCGCCATCGAGAAGGGCCTGGGGGTGGACGGGATCGAACGCCTGGTGGCGCTGGCTGAGCGCGAAGCGGACAGGAACGCCGCGCGGGAGTTCATGGACGCCATGGCCGCGTTTCAGGCCGAGTGCCCGCCGATCCGGAAGACGAGTGAGGCTGAGATCGTCACCAAGAGCGGCGCCAGATTCGCCTACAGTTACGCCGAGCTGGACGAGATCGCGCGCACGATCAGGCCGCTGCTGCACAAGCATGGGCTGATGTACGCCTGGGACTCGGCGCTGGAGCAGGGCGGGATGCGGGTGACGTGTTCTGTGGCACACGTCGGAGGGCACAGGGTGTCGGCATCGTTCACGGCTCCGCTCGACCCCGAGGCGCGCATGTCGGCGCCACAGCGGAGCGCAGCGTCGCTCACCTACGGGCGGCGCCAGTCGCTCATTCAGGCCCTAGGGCTGACGACCACTGATCCGGACACGGACGCCGCCAGGGAAAACGAGAAGATCACGCCCGATGAGGTGCTCGTGATCGAGGCACTGCTGGAGAAGCGGCCGGACGGCGCGCGCGCGGCGCTACTCAAGCACCTGCGCATCGGCGCCATGGAGGAGATGGACGCCTCGACGTTCAAGTGGGCGAAGCGCGAGTTGGAACGCAAGATCGCCGCGGATGGCCAATGATCGTCGAAGCCTTCGCCCAGCGCTCTGCCGCGTGGCACAGAGCGCGCCTCGGCATCCCGACCGCTTCGCACTTCGACGAGATCCTCACGCCTAAGACCCTCAAGCCGAGCGCGTCGGCTACGGCCTACCTGAATCGCCTGCTGTCCGAGTGGATCACTGGCGTCCCGTCCGACTCCGAAGCGTCCGGCTTCATGGAGCGCGGCACGGCCCTGGAGGCGCAAGCCGTGTCGCAGTACGGCTTTATGCATGATGTCGAGGTGCAGAAAGTCGGCATCATCCTGGCCGATGACCGCATGGTGGGCGCGTCGCCTGACGGCCTCGTCGGCGAAGAGGGGATGATCGAGGTGAAGTGCCCGAGCGCCCACGTCCACGTCGCCAACCTGCTGAATGGCATGGGCGGCTACATCGGGCAGACACAGGGGGCGCTCTGGCTCTCGGGCCGAAAGTGGCTCGATCTCGTGAGCTTCAATCCGGCGATGCCTCCGGCCATAGTCCGCATCCAGCGCGACGAGGCTTACGCCGAGGCGATGGAGCGCGAAATGGCCTCGTTCCTCGCAAGGCTCAAGGCAGCGCGCGTGCGCTTGCTGGAACTTGGCTGCGAGCCGGCGGAGCGGATGCTCGTGACGGCGGAGATGGTCACCGAGGATCCCTGGTAATCCGACCGCGAACCCGCCTAGCGGGTACTGTTTGGCGTGGCGGGAACGCCGATCGCCGACGCATGGACCGGCGTGCCCGAAGAGGACGCAGCATCCCCCCCCACATGGGCCGCCCCAGGAACTCCAGCCTGGGGCGGCTCGCTTTCTACGCCGCCCGGGAGCGCTGCGTGGACGACGCCCTGATGCAGCTCGATCACGTCGCGCGCCGCGGCGGCCTCGGCTAGCTCTGTCTCGCGCTCGCCCCTCTGGTGGGCCAGGATCTCGCGGATGAGCCGCTGGGCGTGGAGGAAGTCCCGATGCTCGGGGTTCTCAGACACGTCCAGGAGGGCCGCTAGACGCTTCACCAGGCGCGGGGCGAAGCGGGCGCAGAGGTCTTCCTCGTCGCACCCGTTCTGGAGCGCCTCGACGCACTGGCGCTCCCTGTCCTTCGGCCGCCCTCCGCCCTTCTTCTGGTTCACCTGGCCCTTGGGTTGGTCGAAGCGGTAGGCGTAGGCCGGCGTGCTCGGGTCGTTGTGGGCGCGGCGCGCAGCGCCATCGGGGCCGTTGAGGTGCGCGAGGTCGGTTGTGTTTGTCGGCGCATGGCCCTGGACCGATCCGCCGCGATAGTACGGCGGATGACCTGGCTGGAATCCTACGTGCTTGGGCCGATCTGCGCCCCGGGTGAAGTTTCCCCTCGCCACCCGGACACTCTACCTAGCGCCCGCGCTTCGCCTTCTTGGTCGGCATCGACCTGGCCTCGGCCATGAGCTTCTTGGCGCCCTTCGGGCAGGGCCTCCGGGCCTTCTCGGGATTGTGGGCGCAGAGGCCGAAGAAGGCTTTAGCGGCGGCGGTGTACGGCATGGGCGGCTCCTAGTGGAGGGGGCGGACGTTCCATACAAAGATCGCCTTCACGTTGCCGTCCCGGGCGGTTGGGAACGTGTAGACCATCTGATACCGGCGCCCGCCCTTGAGGGTGAGCGCACCAACGTCGGCCTGGCGAATCTGGTGCTGGAAGTTGTAGCCGATGTCGTCAAGCTGCCAGAGCGAGTCCCCGCCGGCCGCCGCGTGGATGGCGTCCTGCACGCCGTCCTGCGAGAGGGTCTTGGCGAACGTCGTCGAGTAGACCGCGGTTGAACTCGACGGCTCGAAGATGGAGAGGCCGATCAGGCCGTTCACGTCTGATTGCGTGAGTAGCACCGGCCCCGAGAAGCCTGCGCGCGGGACGGCGATGGCGCCGACGTTCCAATTGTCGGTCCCCTCGTCCACGTCGCGCTCGACCCGGATGATGTCGGTCATAGGTCTACCTCGGGCGATGCTACACCTGGGCCGATGACGGTTCCACGGATGAGGCCGGGGGACGAGACGCGGAGGTTGGAGGACTCCTCTAGCTCCTCGCCGACTTGGGCGGCCTGAGGCGGCAGGAAGGGCGGTCGGCGCACGAGGCGGTCCCGCAGGAGCCGGCGCTGGCGAAGGATCGCCTGCCACATGCGGACGAGCGGCTGACCGCCGGGGGGGCGCCCGCCGGCGAGGGCCGTGATGCGTCGCCATCGTCCGCGCTGGACTCGCCGCGCGCGCCTGCGCCGTGGCGCCCGCACGAGCGGGTGCGGCACTAGGGCGAGGCCGAAAATGACCATGCGCCCACCAGGAGCGGCTGAGAAGTTGAGCGAGAAGCCTCCGCCGACGCGCCCCATGTCCGTAGCCGCGGCCGTGACGGATCCCGTGTGGTTCATCACGGAGATGCACGAGCCGGCATCAAAGCGCGTGGATGTATCGGTGACGTTGCCCGTGGCGGCTCCGCCCGCAGTCGTTAGAGCAATCCCCTCCTGCGCTCGGAACGATCCGGCGAAGGCGTTGCCTCGCTGGTCGAAGGCAAACGTGCCGGCCGTGGAGGACGTGGCGCCGTCCGTGGTCGTGTCGGTGGCGTCGAGCAGCGTTGCCATCCCGAGAACCAGGTCCGGATCGAAGCCGAGCGCCGTGAACGGCGAGACTCCAGTGGAGGAAGGAATCGACTCCAGCGCGCATCCCCACGTCGGGTTGTCGGCGAACTCGATCCCGAGGCATCGCCCCTCAGCGTTGGTAACGCTTACGGTCGTCGCGCCGATCGCCGTGACGTTGGCTCCGGACGAGGCCGTGCCGGCAGAGACCGAGATTGAGGCGCGGTTGGACGAAACGCGCGCGTCGGCGTCGGTCGAGATGGGGTTCGACGCTACGTTGCGGTCCCACTCCTGGCCGTGAGAGACCTGGAGGATCGCAGACTTGTTGGTGAAGAAACCTAAGTTGCAGCAGGCGTCATTGCCCGCCGTGCCGTCGCCGCCCGAGAAGCCGCTCGGGTTGATGACGAATCCGGCATCGACCTGGAAGCCAAAGTTGGTAGACGATGAGAGCGAGCGGAGCGCGGCGTTGGCAAGGCCGCCGAAGAGCACCACGACCATTTCGTAGGCCGCGTCCGGCGTGGTCGTCCAGGTGATGCGAAACCCGTTGGCAAGGCCGCTGGTGGCGCGAGCTACTACAGTCGCAACCGCGGAGCGCTGGCCGTTGTTCGCCGTGTTGTTATTCAGCGCCACGCAGGCTGTGGAGCTGCCGAGGCCCACGTTGCCGCCAAGTGCGGCCTGGTTGTCGCGCGCCTGCCCGGCCATCGAGAAGCCCTCGCCTGCGGCTGTGGCGAAGCCGACGCCGAGGCGCGCGGTGTCGGCCGGCGAGCCCGAGGACGTGACGCCGTAGATGAAGACGATTGCGGCCGAAAAGTCCGTGATCCGCGTGGACGTGATGTCCTGCGTGCCGCCGCCCGTGGACGCCTGCGTGCGTACGATGTCGAATTCGGTGGCCACTAGAGCGGCCCTCCCGACACATCGCCGCGGATCAGGCCGGGCGAGGCGATGCGCAGCTTGGGATTCTGGATCTGCGGCTCGAACTCCGGCAGGGGCACAGGCGGGCTCGGGCGCCAGCGCAGGCGGGCGCGGAGCTGGTCGCGCATCCGGGCGACGGCCTTCCGGAAGCGACCGATGGGGCCGGAGAGGTTGTTTGCCGGCGCGGCGGGCGTGACGGTGGCGACAGCCTTGGGGCGCTGCGGTTGCTTGCGCTGCGGCCTGCGCCGGCTTCGGCGCTGAGGCTGTGCGATGAGCTGCCCGGCGGCTGCTCGCCCCAGGGCCAGCGCCAAGCGGCCACGCGCCCGGAAGCGGCGCGTGCGCCGCGCCCGCAGTCGCCCGAAGGCGGAGAAAGGCGTTGCCGTGCGCGAGCGGCCCGCCAGGACGAGCAGGCGGCGCCGGATGATGCGGCGCACGCGGCGAAGTGAAGCGGCCGTGCGCCTGGGCGGGAAGACGAGGGCGTTATTCCGCTTGTGGTACGGAACAAAGCGCCGCCGGACTGTCTGGGGCGGGCGGCGGAAGACCCAGCGGGCGGCCATGGGTTCCGCTGGGGGGCGAGCGCTACGCCCGCCCCCGTGGCGCTAGATCACCCGCCAACTTCTTCGAAGGTGATCGAAGCGTAAGTGGTTGCGATTGCGTCAGCCGGGCCGACCGGAATGCGAACCACGAGAGACTGGCTCGGCGACAGAACGATTCTCTCCTCCGGCGTCGGCGCGTACAGGTAGCCCGCCTGCACGTTGAACGCCTCACTGCGAATCGTGGTGAGCGCGCCCGTGCCGACGACCGCGACGGTCGTATTCGAGGCTTCCAGTGCGCCGCCGAACGCCGGATCGCCGAAGCTGTGGGGCGCGGGGGTCGGCGTCGAGCCGCCGGAGCCGCTCGTGGTGGTGCCAGACAGGCGGATCAGCTCAATCGGGAGACCCTCGGCCTGCGCGTCGCCGTAGTCGCCGGTTCCGCTCTGGCCGAAGACGATGGAGTGGATGACCACGCACGCATCGCTCGGCGCGACGAGTTCGAACACGTCGAATGCGTTGGTGGCCGGGAGGTTCACGGCCGCGACGCGGCCGGTGTACATGCGTCCCATGGATGGGTTGTCCTGTTTGGAGGGTTTGCCCGGACACCCCGGGCGCGTCGTCACGGTAGGAAACGCCTACATCCGTAGCAAGCGGCGCACTGCCTGGCTGAATGGGCGGATGGCGTTGGCCACGGCCGGCGGCTGTAGGGCTTCGACGGCGTAGAAAAGGGCGAACTTGGCCACGCCAGAGGCGGTCCCGACGTTGACCGTGAACCCGGTCGGGTCGTAGGAGACGAAAGAGGCCGCCCAGGTGGTCGCCCCGGTGTTGTCCAGGACCCTCACAAGGTCTCCGGACGTGACTGAGCGGGTATCGCTCGGGGTCGTGGCGTCCTCGGTCTGGTAGGAAAACTGCCTGGTCAGCGAGAGGTCCACGGAGCCGTCCGAGTAGTGGCCGGAGACGTTGGTCCCGCCGCCGATCGTGTCGGCCGCCTCCAGGGACGAGCCGACGACGCCGAGGCACTTCGGCCGCCACCCCGGGTCGGTGCGGGCCTTGTTCCCGGTGGAGTTGGTCCCGATGTCGAGCAGGGCGCACCACGAACGGGACGTGCCGGTGCGCTCGATCAGGAGCATCATCGGGATTGCCGTGGCCACGTCTCGCGTCGTCACCGTGATCCCGTCCGAGTTGAATCCAGTCAGCTCCGATGAGCCGTTGTCGGTGGCCGCGCCTGCGGCGCTGATGGCGATTGCCTGGGCGATCCGGTTGGTCCGCCCTGCGCCGCCGGCATGTGAGGACAGCGACACGTTGTCTCGATCGCCAAGTGCGTAGCAGCCCTGGAGGACGGAGCCGGCGACGAGCGAGGCCGTTCCGATGGAGACCTGGGAGTCATTGAAGGCCGTTGCCGCTGCAAAGGCGTTGATGCAACTCCAGGCGCGCACGCGCGTTGGGGCGAACGAGAGGCCAGAGATGGTTGCCGTTCCGTTGATGGAGGCCGGGCTCGTCAGCTCGCGGACAACCACGTCGGCGTCATCGCCGTAGATAAACTCCACCTCGACGATGAACGCGGCGGCGGCGATCGTGTCAATCTGGATGCGGATTCCGTCCGTGATCCAGGCCGAAAACGACGCGGCGGCGCCGACAGCGCCAGCGACGGTGTTGAAGTAGACCACCGAGGCCGTGTCGATTCGCCCGCCAGTGTTGGACGTGCCCTGGTTGTTCTGCGAGAAGCACGAGAAGGCCCGGCTCGTCGTGCCGTCCGTGATCCCCCAGCCCTGGCGCCCAGTGGCGACGTTGGTCCCGAGCGTGATCCCGCCGCCGATCTTGAAGATGGCGGCCTTGGGCG